AGGACAATGGTGATGAGCGTAAGGCCATTGATGAAATCATGACCAAGCTTCGCATGCTTGTGCAGGAAACTAACATTGCTCTCATCATTGTTAGCCACCTCAAGCGTCCATCAGACAAGGGACATGAAGAAGGTGCAGCCACTAGCTTGGCACAGCTAAGGGGTAGTGCAGCCATTGCACAGCTTAGTGACATGGTGGTATCGCTTGAGAGGAATGGTCAGGCTGATGATCCTATTGAACGTAACACCACCAAGGTGAGGGTGTTGAAGAACAGATACAGTGGACAGACTGGTCCTGCTTGCAGCTTGCTTTATAACAAAGACACTGGCAGAATGTTTGAGATTGACGACACTATAGAAAGGATGATGTTATGAAACAGTGGGATGGCCTTGAGGATTCCGTAATTGGACAAGCTTCCATATGGAATGGTAACAAGAGAGTGGAGGTCTTGGTCTACGATGCTGACAAGATGATCAAAGTATTTATGGACAGAGATGGTATGTCTGAAGAGGAAGCCAATGAATACATTGTCTTCAACATTGAGGGTGCATACATAGGAGAGGACACACCTGTATTGGTGTGGCAAAGATACGATGAGTGATACAGGGAAGGGACATGCTCAGCGTCCTAAGTCAATAGCTGATGAAGAATGGGCATCAAGATGGAATGCCATCTTTGGTAGAGACTCATTAGAAGATTACAAACAGTCGGAGAAAGTTAACAATCTCCAACAAAATGATAAGGACAAGGACGATGATCTTCTTAGACATAGAGACAAATCTCAAACATGACACCATATGGTTGTGTGTTACTAAGCACAACACCACTGGTGAGGTGAGGCACTGGCGAGAAGCTGACAGTCTTCAAAGTTATTTAGAGGGTGAGCAAGTTGTAGGCCACAACATCATTGGCTTTGATGCACCTATACTAAAGAAGGTATGGGGTGTTGGCATTCCTGACAACAGTTTGATAGATACACTGGTGATGTCACGGCTGTACAAACCTGACATTGAGGTGGTGCTTCCTAAGGAAGGCAAAGCCCCAAAACCACATAGCCTAGAGGCATGGGGCTACCGCTTAGGCAGCTACAAGATAGGCTTCACTGACTTTGATGGTGGGTGGACAGAAGAGATGGCTACCTATTGTGAGCAAGATGTTCAATTGTCAGAAAAGCTATATGGGTTTCTGACAAAGACCATGACAAGAGAAGGGTTTTCCCTACAAAGCATACAGCTTGAGCATGAGGTGGCACTGATCTGCCGTAGCATGGAAGACAATGGCTTCATGCTTGATATGCCTAAGGCTATGGCATTGCATGCCATACTTAGTGGGCGTATGTCTGAGATTGAAGAGAGCATGCAGCAGGTGTTCCCTCCCATCGTAGAGCAGCGCATCTCTGAGAAGACAGGCAAGCAGCTTAAGGACAAGATAACCATCTTCAATGTTGGAAGCAGACAGCAGATTGCTGACCGCCTCATTACGCTTGGATGGAAGCCTAAGAAGATGACCCCAACAGGGCAACCGATAGTGGATGAAACCACTTTGAAGGATGTTGTGTTCCCAGAAGGACAGATAATTGCTGAGTACTTAATGATTCAAAAGCGTGTCACTCAGATAAGTAGTTGGCTTGAACTGGTAGCCGATGATGGCAGGGTGCATGGTAGGGTTACTACCAATGGTGCTGTGACAGGCAGAGCTACACACAGTAGTCCTAACATGGCACAGATTCCTGCAGTGGGTGGTCCATATGGTGCTGAGTGCAGAGAGGTATGGACAGTGCCTAAGGGGTATAAGCAGGTGGGTGTAGACCTATCAGGCATTGAGCTACGCTGCTTAGGTCACTACTTAAATGATCAAGAATGGATGGATGAGTTGCTTAAGGGCGACATCCACTGGTTCAATGCACAGAGTTTTGGCTTGGTGGAGAAGGGTACTATCAAGGACGATAACAATCCTGAGCATAAGAAGGCTAGGAATATTACCAAGACCCTGACATATGGTGTACTGTATGGAGCAGGGGCAGCTAAAGCTGGATCGATTGTTGGTGGTAACAGTAGCAGAGGTAAGAAACTTATTGATAGTTTTATCAATAACACACCCGGCCTTTCTGCCTTGAAGAAGAAGATATCTAGGCTGATGGCTAAGGGTCATCTCCCTGCACTGGATGGACGCAGGGTGTGGGTTAGATCTGAGCATGCAGCATTGAACACATTGCTGCAAAGTGCAGGTGCTATCGTAGCTAAACAATGGCTTGTTGAATCAACAAAGCTGTTGCAAGAGAAGGGAATAGATGCTAAACTGTTAGCGTTTGTTCATGATGAAACACAATGGGAAGTTAGAGAAGATCAGGCAGAGGAAGCAGCTAGGCTCATTGAGCAAGCAGCTACCAAAGCAGGAGAAGCTTTAGGTTTCCGGTGTCCAGTTGATGCCGAAGGAAAGATTGGCAACAACTGGCGTGAGTGTCACTGACGATACAGTGTATTTGTAATTAAGGAAATTTAAAATGGAAAAGAAAAAGCCAGCAGTTAAAATTAAATGTGATGTGTACTGGGCACAGTTAAATAAGATGAATGAATTAAGCAATGCTTATCAAGTTTCTCTTTGTAACTTATCCGATGCAGCAGCAGCAGCATTGGAAGATCTTGGTATTGGGGTTGTAGAGAATGATAAGCGTCCTGAGATGGGTAAATATATTCTTTGCAAATCTAAGAATCGCCCCATCAAAGCCTTTGATGTAGATGGTGATGAAATCTTAGAGAACATAGGTAACACTAGCAAAGCCAAAGCTTTAGTTACTCCTTATGAGTGGGTTTGGAAAGGTAAAAAAGGCATTAGTCCTTCCATCGTCAAGTTGGTTATCACTGACTTAGTTGAGTATGCTGATGCAGCAGGTATCAGCGCAGACGATGAGGATGTGCTGTAAATGAAAGCTCTGTTCGATAGCGATATATTCGCTTATCGAGCAGCATCTGCATGTGAGGATGAAGACGAAGCAACGGCACAGCGTACACTGGATCGTTTAATCGTTGACACCCTCATGTGTGGTGTTGATACCATCTATCCTGATTGCTTCGTGGATAGTTGGAGCATGCACCTAACAGGTAAGAACAACTTCCGTTACAAGATAGCTACCACTGTACCCTACAAAGGCAACAGGGTGGACAAGCCTAAGCCAAAGCATTTAGCTTCCCTTAGAAGCCATCTAGTAAAAGAATGGGGTGCTTCTATATCTGAAGGTGAAGAAGCTGATGACACCATTGCCATTGAAGCTACTAAGCTTGGTGACAATTGTGTCATTGTGTCTTTAGACAAAGACTTAGATCAGATTGTTGGTTGGCATTACAACTTCGTCAAGCGCATAGGTTATTACATCACACCAGAAGAAGGTTTGGTCAAGCTGTATACGCAGATGATAACGGGGGATGCTGCCGATAACATCAAAGGATTGTTCCGTGTTGGTCCAGTGAAAGCAGCCAAGATAATTGGGGACACAACAGATGAACTTGAGCTATACAACAAAGTGTTGGAAGCTTACGAGGGTGATGCTGAGCGTGTGTTAGAGAATGCTCAGCTTCTTTTTCTACGAAGATATGAAGGACAGGTATGGACTCCTCCACAAGCTTAAAGCCAAATGACATTGCACTAATCCTACGTCCTACTATTGTGGATGGGGTGTATCAAAAGCACTTTCAGGTGTTAGTCAGTGGCTTTGGTCCACTCACTATCAGTGAAGACGATGTGAATAATCTGATTGGTATGGCTACCATATTGGCAGCAACTGTACAGTATATGGAAGAAGATGAAGAGCTTGCGAATAAGCTTGTTGAGTATTGCGGTAAGATGTTTGCTGATGTTGGTGACTTCTCTTACAACGCAGATCATGACAGCTTTGGTGATGGTAGCTTCACCATTAACACCAAGACAATTGGAGGCATCCAATGAACATAGATGACACACTAATACAACGAGGTGTTAGGTATGGCAACTACAAAGAAGATGTCTCTAGGGTTTCACAAGCTTTAAAAGAATCTGTTAGATCAGGTGCTGAATGGAAAGAGATGGATGATGATATGAAGGAAAGCCTTGATCTCATCTGTAACAAAATCTCTCGCATTGTTAATGGTGATCCTTGGTATCATGACTCATGGCATGACATCATTGGCT